CTCTACTAACGTACAACTTGTAACAGTTGCTGCATCAGGTTCAGTTCCAGTATCTCCATCTGCTTATATTCGTGTAAATCAAGGTGCTTACCAAGGTATCCAAGGTACTCAAGGACTACAAGGAACTCAAGGCACACAGGGTGTTCAGGGTGTCCAAGGAACCCAGGGCACGCAGGGTGTACAAGGAAGTCTTGGTACACAAGGATCTGTTGGTTCACAGGGCGCTACTGGTGCTCAAGGTGTACAGGGCACACAGGGAACTCAAGGGTTTCAAGGTCCTCAAGGTGTACAGGGCACAAAAGGCACTGACGGAGCCCAAGGCACTCAAGGCACGCAAGGCGTTCAAGGAACCCTTGGTACGCAGGGCACACAAGGCACACAAGGCACACAAGGCACACAGGGTACTCTTGGATCTACAGGTTCTCAGGGAGTTCAGGGCACAACAGGTGCTGGTACACAAGGTACACAGGGCTTGCAGGGTACCCAAGGAACAGCAATTCAAGGAACTCAGGGTATTGCTGGAACTTCACCTAGTGGATCTGCAACTGTTGCAGATGTCTTTATGCTTGGTGGCTTGTAACTAGTTCAGTAACTCTGTACTACCACGGTGTATTTGGCTATGCTCAAAGGCGCCTTGTAAGAATTTAATTGGGCGGTATTTTCCTGGCTTTAGTGTGTAGGTAAAGAATGTCTTTTGGTTTTCTTCTTTCTTCATTCTAAAGTTAAATATGTACCAGTCTACTGGGCAGTTAATTCCCCGTGATTCAATGTCTGATACAGCCTTTTCTGCTCCTGATCTACTTACCATGTATCCTGCACATGACCATTGCTGATAAGAAATACACACGTTTTCGGCTCCTATATTGTGTTGATCCTCGTTGTATGCAAAAAGTGAATCATCAGGCACAAAGAACGAGAAGAAGTCCCAGTCAAATGGCAACTCAGCCATATACATCTCTAAAAGGCTTTTAAAGTTTTTACTAAGAAGAATGTCATCTTCAAAGAGAATCAAAGTGCTGTACTCGGACTGCAAGAATCTCTTATACGCCGTGTAGTTACTTGCCCATACTCCAACAACTCCAGCGCTAGGTGGGAATGTTTCTCCTGGTTGGCAGTAGTCCTCAACAGTATTAACTTTAAAAGTTGGATGTAGATTAATATAGTTCTCTACCTTGTCAGCAGTGTTGAGGTACATGGTAGGAGAGCCAAGGCGTGGCAAGAAAGAAGCGCCCTGAAGAATTGCATCATAAGATTGATTACGAAGTTTGTTTCCAGTATCCGTATGAAATACTTCAAAGCAAGCGTTACTTAGATTTTGCATACCCATACTTGGTACCCCATCTCTAGGACAGTTAATTCACCTTCACAGATAGACAAGAAAGCATCAATACCTCTCTTTGGTTCGAAGAAGGCCTTACCGCCCTCTTTCCAGCCATAGTCATCAAATGCCATTACCCCACCTGACTCAAGCACCTTAAAGGCGTTGAGGCCATCTAGAGCCGTCTGTAGGGCTGTGTGGCTGCCATCAATGTAGATAAAGTTAAAAGTCTTGGTATTCTCATTAAAGAACTGATCGCTGGTCATCTTGTGCTTGCTGATCTTGGGCTGATCTTTAAACCGTGAGTCGTAGTAACTCTCTACTGAGTGGAAGTCTAGATTGTAGTGCTGTTTCTCTTCACTACCCTCCCATGTGTCCACATCATCAATTGTCACAATATCTCGGTTGATCATGAGCCATTCGGTGGCATCTCCTGTATAGGTTCCTATCTGTAGAACACGCAGAGGAACCTCTGGGCATTTACGCTCAAAGAACGGCACAGTATTTTGAAACCAGTTAGGAAACATTAGAACAACTTCAGGTTATTGATGCAACCGTTGACATACTCTTGGGTCATCTCTACATTGTCTAGTAGATGGGTAAATAACTCTTTGCTCTCTTCTTTGCGACCTAACCACCAGCCAGCAACAGCCTTCTCAAACATCAGTACATAGGGGCCGTTATATTCCACATAGACTGGCAGTGATTGATTGTAATTTGCCATAGTGTAGACCAGACCAAGTTCTGTAAAGGTATAAGCCTTCTGCCACTCCTTGTTGCGTTCGTGAATACGGGCAAGCAAGAAGTATGCCTCTGGTCTTCCAGGGATCAAGGTCATAGCCTGCAAAATATTTTGATAGACAGTTGCGTTTCTATCTCCTTGCTTGCTAAAGCAGAGAGACATTCTTAGCAAAGATGAGTAGGCAATAACAGGGTTAGTCTTGTAGCCACGGTCAGCGGCTCTTAAGTAAAACCCTGCAGCAGAGGCATACTGCCCTGCATCATAATAGGCATTGGCAAGAGCAAAATTCTTCTCTGGGTTGTATGAGTCAAAGGCAACATCAACCGCTAGATCTTTAATTGACATATGTCTTTGCCTCCTCAATCATCTCGTCTACAACTGAGTGTGGAACCTCAAGTACAAAGGCTGAGTTATCTTGAACACCAAAACTAAGAAGCATGTTGTCGTTGATAACAGCCGCTCCTACACAGAACTCAATAGGAGTATCAAGGAATGCAAACTCTTTGCTCAAACCTACAAAGTTAAATTTTTTATCCCATACGATTAAACGGTGGCGATAGGTTGAGTCTTTTTGATTGAGATAGTTGCGCCACAACTTAACCTCGTGAGTAACACAGAGATAATAATCGCCCCAAGCAACAACATGAGAGCCACCACGCTGATCAATTGGTGGACGAGGAACCTGGTCATTAATAACAGTCTGCTTACACTCAGGCTCATTAGGGTTTGCCCATACAACCTCGGTAGGCATTGCCCACTTCACAAAGTGATAAGGGTTATCTAGTACAGGCATCCAGTTCTTTTCACAGTACGAAGTGTCCTCATTTAGCGGAGCAGGGACTCTTACTCTTTGAACCTCTTTGACTATCCAATTCTCTTTGTCAATCTCTACCTTGCTGTACTCCATGCGCCCTTGCCCATTGGTCGTGGTATCACGACGAACACCGATTAGATAGTAATCGCCATCCCACTGAACAACACGAGCATCTTCAAGACCGACAAACTCCCAGATAGGTTGGTGCAGATCTAGCATCTCTACCTTGGTGTAGTTGATGACGTTGTAGTCTTTATCTAGGCGGCATAAAAAGTTATTAGTAACAAGGCGCTGATCTTTCTCTGGGTGCAGATAAGTAAGCGGCCCCCAGGGGCTAAAAAACCGCTTATCATTTTCAGAAATATAAAGCGTGTAGTTAACCTGTCGTAAATTGACCAGGATATCTCCGTCATTGTCGATGTAGACGGAAGGGTTCATTAGACCTAGACCGTTACTGAGGGAGTTGGGTATAATTATGGGCGCTAATTTTCCGCCCTGAGAAACCGACTTTTGCACCAAATTCATAGGGTCACTTTAGCCCACATTCTTGGTCTGTACCTACTAACCTAAGACCACCATCTTTAAGGAGTAACATGGCAACAGCATATAAAGTTTTGGGTCAAAGTAACCCATCAGCAACCACAGAAACTACCCTTTACACAGTACCTTCTCTTACCGCTACTGTAGTTTCTAGTTTAACAATCTGCAATCAGGCTGCTTCAGCAGCAACCTACCGCATTGCTGTACGTCCTTCTGGACAATCATCAACAACTGGTCCTAACTGGATTGTTTATGGAGCAACTGTTGCCGCTTCAGACACAACTGTTTTGACTTTAGGACTTACTATGGCGGCTGGTGATAAGATTCAAGTTTACGCTTCAACTTCAACCCTTTCATTCTCATCATTTGGAAGTGAGATCTCTTAATGTCGATTAAGAAAGCCAATAACGCTGGACTTAATGGAGGTCGATATAACGACGCAAATGCTGGAAATACTCCTATTCCAGATGCAGTCGATATCCCAACCATTGGCACAGCATCAGATGTAGGAACAAGTGTTGCATATGGAAATGGAACAGTAAATGTTCCTTTTACAGCAGCAGTAACAGGGGGCGCCGCTGCAACATTTGTTGCAACTTCAAGTCCTGGATCTATTACTGGAAGTGCAAGCAGTTCACCTGTTTCTGTTCAAGGTTTGAGTGGTGGAACCTCTTACACATTTAAAGTTGCAGGAGTTAACAGTTCAGGAACTTGGGTTCAGTCCAGTAGTTCTAATGCGGTTACTGCAACAACCGTACCAATTGCTCCAACAATTGGAACTGCTACGGTTGTAGACACAACACACGTTACCCTTACTTTTACACCATCAACAGATACTGGTGGTTCTTCAATTACATCTTATGCAGTAACACCTTCAGTTGCACTTTCAGATATGGTCGTTACTGGAGGATTGACAAGCCCATTAACAATTACTGCGACTTTTGCACAAAATACTGGTTATACATTTACAGTTTCAGCAGTAAATGCAAATGGAAACTCTTTGCCTTCTGCTGCAAGTAACCAAGTAGTTCCTCTATCACAATATGCTTTGTATGGAACGTATAATTCTTCATCAACATTTACTGTGCCTTCTAACGCTTCATATGTTGCGGTCGTGGGCGCTGGTGCTGGTGGTAATGGTGCTTCTGGTGGAGGTAATGGTGGTGCTGGTGGCGCTGGTGGAGGAGGCGGTGCAGGATTTATTCTTTCAGAATACGCAGTAACTCCTGGACAAACATATAATGTGTCTGTTTCTGGACCTGGTGGTGCTACAAGTTTTGGTAATTTAGTTACAGCCAACTCTGGAAATGCTGGTGGTGCAGGAAACATTTCAGCCAACGTAACATTAGAAGCATCCGTTAATGGAGGGGGTGCTGGCGGTGGCGGAAACGGTGGTGGTCAGTACGCTGGTGCTGGTGGTTATGGTTCTGGTGGTTCTACCCTAAACTCTGGTCAACCAGGTATTTGCGGGATTACCTTTGGCGGTGGCGGAGGTGGCGGTGGAGGAGGAGGTTCAACTAACTTCTATGGTTATGGTTATGGATCTTCTTGTTATGGTGGTTGTGGTCGTAACGGCGCTCAATATGGCGGTAAGGGAGGATCTGGAGGCTATGGAGGTATCTACTATTGGGGTGCTGGAAGCGCTAATGGTGGTTATCCTGGAAACGCTGCTAACGGTATTGGAG